AAGGCATTTAGCGCTGAAGCTAAGCTTTCGACTGTATTCTTATTCATACCAGCGCTGTACATTGAACCTAATCATGTTTGTACAGTACCTTCGAAATCTACAGCTTGTCTGGCACTCATTGTTGATTGAGCTGTTAATAATGACTGTGATACACCTTCGAATGCTTGTTTAATATACTCAGATGTTTGATAGTTCTGGTTTAAGAACTTTTGTAAGCTATATTCTATCGCCATTCTATTTGACGATAAATCTCTATTTTGTAACCTAATTAATTGTGTTAATGATCCATCTTGAGCATTAAACACCATATCAATATCTTGTGCTAATGTTTGTAAAAATGCTCTTTGTTCAACATTATAAGTAATACCTGATTTTACTAAATTACCTAAATTATCAAATACACGTTCCTGTCTTACAACATTACTTGTACTTAATGTATTTTGTAATGAATTTAATACACCTGAAAGTGATGTACTTGAACCTGATAAATGAGCTGCCATAGATTGCTGTGCATCAAGATATTTTGTTAATGCTGCATCTATTTGAGATGTTAAAGCGCTAGCACCAGAGCTTAATGACTTACTAATAAATTTAAGCTTCTTTTCAGTTGTACCAAAAGCTTCTTCATAAGCAGCCTTAACTACTTTGCCTTCATTTTTATAATCTTCTACACGCTTCTTATGAGCTTCTTCTTCAAGCTCTTTCATAAGCTGATATTTAGATTTAACAGACTCACGATCTAGCTCATGTGTATATTCATTTATTTTTTGAATCTCTTTTTTAGTAAGGTCTGTTTTTGTGTGTAACTCTTGTATAGTTTCACGCGCTGCAGCGCTTCTATTACTTTGAGCATTTAAATCTGAACTTCTATTATCAGCCATTAACTTAACCTCTTCTTATTTTCTTCTAATAGTTCTTTAGCTCTATTAGCATCATCAACAATAAATTCTATAAGATAATCTCTTTCTCTTGGAGTTATCTTTAGTATATCAGTATAAGGAGTGTTACAGTTCTTAGCTATTGAATAACACTCTCTTACAATTTCTTTAAATCTATATGGACCATATGGTTCACCATTTTCATTAAATTGTGGGTCCAAAAAATTCGTTAGTGTAACGAAAGGGAGTATCTACCTCACCTCCGCACTTAGAACATTTTAAATGTAAATCAGTTTTAATTCCTATAAATGAATTAAGTTTTGTTGCTGCTTGTGAAATAACATTTGTATCTTTCATTGGCAACTTTTTAAGAGTTTCTCTTATCATAATAGGATCTACAGACTCACCATCAACTGAATCAATAAGAGACTGTAAAGTTAAAAGAATTGTAGGATCACCAACCATATCAGGAAAATCCTCTTTCATCTTTCTAGCCTCTCTATTAATTCTATCTAAATCTCTAGGTGTCTGAAATCTTAATTTAACTTCATATCCAGTAACAGGAAGTTTTACTGACATCATCTCTTTAATCTTATCATTATACTCTACTACTTCCATATCATCAAGATCAATTGTTATTACTTCTGATTCTCCACAATATGGACATGTAAAACGTAAATTATAATCAGCTCCATAAGTAACTATTCTTAATTTATGAAGTAAATAAGTATAATCACCTAAGCATAAATCATATACTGGAATAGGAAATTTTTCAGATAAACAAGATTCTATAATTTCAGCCATTGATTTATATGGATTTTGAGAAGGTGCTAATCTCTTCATTTCATCTTCAACAGTCATTGATCTTAAACTAAATGAAGGATCAAATTTCTTTCCATAAATTTTACCTTTACTAGGTAATTCAAAATCTTCTTTAATTGTTACTGCCATTTTTTATCTTCCTCTCTGTCTTAATGCACGTAAAGTTTTACCTTCATTATTTAAAATATAGATGTTCATTCCATTAGCTTCAATAGTTTCGAAATCATCATCTTTCTTTCTATTCTTCCTGTAAATATTACAAAAGCTGATACCATTATCATAAACACCTGTATCGACTTTATCAATATCATCAATATAGGTTGTCTTAATAATATTATCAGCTAAAAAATCTTTCTGTATTATCATATATTCTATCTTCCTTTCTATCTATTTCTGTATTACAACAACATACAGTCATTATAATACAGAAATAATCAACCGAAGTTGATTATTGTCTTTCTTTAAAGTTGATCTGGCTTATGAGGGATTGCTCTATCATAAACTATTGTACCAGTCAAAGTCTTCTTATCAGCGTTGTTGTTATCCCATCCAGATTCCTGAATTGAACTTACCCAACAACCTTTGAGTTCCCAATAATTAACTAAAGTATTATCTGGTAAATATTCAAGAACTACAGCATCTTTCTTATAAACATCAGATGATGGAATAGTATCATCAACAACATTATAAGATAATGCTTGCCAAGCTCTTAATACTGATTTACCATCAGCACCAGCGAAGTCATTAATAACTAATGTTCCAGAATTAAAGCTTGCTTTTCCAGCATAATGTACAGTACTATTACCTCTATTAATATCTATAGGACTTTGCTGGAAATCAGGAACAGTAAAACTAACAACAGAGAAGTCAATTACTTCCTGACCATTATTAATATAATCATCTAAATTATTTTCATCACCAGCAACTCTTAATAAATTATCAAGACCAGAAACTAAGAAACGGAAGTTATTAGTTCTAATTGGCTGATAAGATTTAGGGTTATCAGCAAGGTGATATGTTCCAAAATTTGTAGTAGCCATTTATACTATCTCCTCCATTAAACTGTAGCGTCTTCAATTGTAACTTCTTCATCAGTTAATACAATATTAATATCAAATGACTCGACAGCTTCAATTGGTTGAATTGTTAATGTAGCTTTAATTGTAGCTTTTCTAGTAGATATTTCCTTAGTCCACTTATACCAAGAAATACCTCTTCCACTCTTCATTTGATCTAATAATGAATTAGCTAATGTTTTGAAGTTAATCCAAACAATATCATCATTAGGTTCAAATATACATCTCATAGCTGTATGGAAGATCTGTTTCTTAATATCACATAATAACATTCTGATATTTAAGAAGTTCATGTATCTATCAACTGTACCAGTAGCTGATTTATTAACTACTCTATTACCCCAGATTCTATAGCCGTATGTACCAGCATTGTAAATTGGATTAACCATAATGTTAAGCTGTTCACCTGCTTCTTCATCATTCTGAAGTGTATGCATTAATGCCTCACCTACATCGAATGAAGGTTTAATTAATCCAGGAATAAATCCTCTAGCTACACCTGCTGCAGCAAACCAGTTAGCATTACTCTTAGTGCTATATGCATAAGCCATTAAATAACCAAATCCTGCAGGCATTAATACAGATGTTTGAGAACCTGTTGCTGTAGTAGCACAATTGAACCATGGGAAGAATGCTGCACTGTATAAATCTCCAGAAGCTTCAGGAGTATATTGTTCCTGAATCATATTGAATAATTGTTCTTCATCTTCAACATAATCAGCAAATTCAATTAATGCAATTGCATCTCCACGTTCTTTTGCTAAATCTCTAATCTTTGTGTAAGAAGATGTAACTACAGTTGATACATTTCCATCATTTACTACATCATACTCTTTGCCGCAGTTAGCATAACCACCAGTTGTGATAAACTTGATATTAAATAAGTTTCTATCTTTAAACTCATCTAACTTACCAGCTTCAATAGCAGTTTCGATTAAATTGTAAGCATCTCCTTCTGCTAAGCTTGATCCAGTAGCTGCGTTATCATAAATAAGAGGTTTAACTACAACATTTAATCCTTGTAATAAGAGTTCATACGCCATAATGTATGATCTATCTAAACCACCATCTACTGTAACAGTGTGTCCGGATGCTCAGACTCTGAAGGAGTCTGCACTAGTGAACAATTTTGATTCAGGAGTAACTGAATAAACAACATCACCTTCACTAGTTGTGTCATAACTTCTAGCGTACAACATTGGGACAAGAACTGTATTCTCTGTAATATCAAATGCGGCTAATTGAACAGCTTCCTGTTCGCGAATTTTAATATTAGGCATGGTATTCCATTCTCTCCTTTAATCTTGTACTTTTATATCTCCACTATATTCAATATTCCAGTTATCCATAAATGGAACACTAAATAAGTAAGCATCATCTATTGTCAATCTAATTGACATTCTTGTAAATTGTCCACTAATCAATCTTTCAGGAATATCTGAGTTATCAGATACTGTACTTTCAATCATTAATGTAGAATCATGGACAATATTTGCATCATTATAAGGAATTTCAATATGTAAATTTGGATAATTTATAATATTGAAAATAAAATTCCTTACATATTCATCTGCTTCAGCAAAATATTTGCAATATATATCTAGCTGATATGATAATCTAATAGGTATTCCATTAAGTAACTCTGATTTTTGACAATTAGCAGCTAAGTGACCGCCATCATATGATAATGGTTTCTTAGTTGTACTTATTATTTCAAAATCATTGTCTCTTGAAATAGCTATTAATGGTAATGATAAAGGTTTATCATCTGTTTGATCAGCATTCAATTGAAATAGTCTTGTTGATTCAGATGGCTTTAATATTTTCATATTAGGATCTTTAACTCATTTTTTAATTTTATC